AATGACAGCACAGTGGAGAGGTAGATCAGGTCAGATAGTTAATGCTGGTTTTGGTGGAGGGTCACAGCAATTAGGAGTAAGAACTACAAAACAATTAAAAAGAGTGGGCTGTGCTACACTAAAAACTATTATTGAGAATGATAAATTAGAGATTAGCGATTTTGATATACTACAGGAACTTACAGCATTTGCTGTTAAAGGTAATAGTTATCAGGCTGAGGAAGGTTTCAATGATGATCTTGTAATGTGTTTAGTATTGTTTGCGTGGCTGACAAACCAAGAATACTTTAAAGAATTAACAGATATTGATATACGCAAACGCTTGCATAGTGACAATGAGCAAGCATTAGAAGAAGATGTACTTCCGTTTGGCTTTTTTGATGATGGTCAAACAGAGACGAAAGATAAGGATGAATTCATGCATGGCGATACTTTAATGACTTACTCTCCTTATGAAGAAGATAATACTCAAGGAATTTTTTAACTTTTTTCGTGAACCCATGGTTTTTATAAATAAATACAAACCACATAATAATGATTATTAACCATAATAGTCAGATTGCACGAACCGAAATAAGGAGAATCATGATATGGGATTTCAAGTCAGTCCAGGTGTAAACGTCTCGGAAGTCGATATCACAGGTTTAGTACCTGCAGTTTCCACTACAGAAGGCGCTATAGCAGGTTGGTTTAAATGGGGGCCTGCTGAACAGCGTGTACTATTATCTTCTGAAGAAGAGTTAGTAAATTCTTTTGGTGAACCTGATTCAACTAACTTTAATACTTTTTTCACTGCTGCAAACTTTTTAGCTTATAGCAATAAGTTGTATGTAGCACGCGCGATACCGTCAGATGCGCAAAATGCAACGGTTCTACAGAATCAAGCGACTACAGTAAACACTGCTATCGCAACGCACACGGATTTAATTAAAAACCAAGAACATCACGATAGTTTAACACTGTCAACTACTGCTTTACTATCTTGCTTCATAGCAAAATATCCAGGAGCCCTAGGTAACAGTTTAAAAGTTAGTGTATGTGATAGTCCATTGGCATTTGAAAGTACGTTTACTGGGGTAACAAACAGTACAATGGATGTTAGTTCATCTAATACTGGCTTTGTAGCTAGCATCTCTGTAGGTAGTAATACACTACTGTTTAGTCAGTCGGGTGTTGAAACGGGTGGAGATAGTTCTGGTCAAGCAGCACACGTTATCAGAGTGGGTGCTAACTTATCTATGACTACTGCACAAACAGTATTCTCAGTAGGTGACAATGTCCGTTTAGGTAACTCTAGTATTGGATACCAAACAGCTAAGATTACAGCAAAAAGTGATGTACAAGTTGGAGGAACATATGATGATTCAGATACAACATTTACTGCTAACGTATCATTTACATTAGATACGAATTTTAGACTATCGACTGACTGGAGTTGTAACAACAGTGTTGGTGATTCTATTAACTCGGGTGGCGTTACACGCTTCTGGGAATATAGAGACAACGTTGATAAAGCTCCTGGCCAATCTGAATATTCTAATAACGTAGCAAACAATACTGCTAACGATGAACTTCATATAGTTGTAACAGACCAGGACGGTACTATTACTGGTACAAGAGATAATATACTAGAAGTATTTGAAGGCTTGTCAAGAGCATCAGATGCTAAAAACGAAAGTGGCGAAACAATTTATTGGAAAGATGTAATTGATAACCAATCAGGATGGCTTTGGGTAGGTGGTACTGATATTCGAGCGACCTCGAATGTTAACACTGCTGCTGAGAGTTATTCGAACACAGCAGTAAACTTAAACAATTATGTCAATTCTGTGGTACCGTTTTCTGCATCATTTGAAATCGGTTCAGATGGTACTGATGCAAACGAAACTTCAATAGCAATAGGACAGCTACAAACAGCTGTTGACTTATTCAGTGAGCCATCGGATGTTGATATATCAATTATGCTTGCTGGATTATCCAGAGGTGGTACTAATGGTGAGCTTTGGCCAAACTATCTAATTGATAATATTGCTGAGGTAAGGAAAGATTGTATTGTTGTTATTTCACCTGAGAAGGCTGATGTATTTAACAACTCCGGAACTGAGTTTAGTGACGTTGCAACTTTTGCAGATTCGTTAACAGTTAGTTCATATGGAGTCTGTGATAGTGGATGGAAATATCAATATGACAAATACAATGACGTATACAGATATGTTCCACTTAATGGTGACATAGCTGGATTAATGGTAAGAACTGATGATGTAAGAGATCCTTGGTTCAGCCCTGCAGGCTATTCAAGAGGACATATTAAGAATGTAGTTAACCTTCCTTATAATCCTAGTAAAGCAGATAGAGATCATCTTTATAAGAATAAAGTGAATCCTGTTATTACCCAGCCTGGTCAAGGTACAATATTGTTTGGCGATAAGACGTTACAAAAAACTCCAAGTGCATTTGATAGAATCAACGTTCGTAGATTGTTCATTGTTCTTGAGAAAGCAGTAGCGACCGCAGCTAAGTATACTCTATTTGAATTCAATGATGAATTTACAAGAGCACAATTTCGTAATATGGTAGAACCATTTTTGAGAGATGTGCAAGGCCGTAGAGGTATCTACGACTTTAGAGTAGTGTGTGATGAGACAAACAATACCTCCAGTGTTGTTGATAGAAATGAGTTCGTGGGAGACATATACATCAAGCCTGCTAGAGCAATCAACTTCATTCAGTTGAATTTTGTTGCAGTCAGATCTGGTGTAGAATTCTCAGAAGTAACTGGACAATTCTAAGATAAATAGTTGTAACTAAAAGGAAAGGAAGGAGCAAATATGGCTTTTAACATTAACGAAATCAAATCGCAACTAGCTCTTGGAGGCGCCCGACCATCCCTGTTCCAGGTAACTTTGACGAATCCTGTTAATGCAGCTGGAGATTTAAAATTTCCATTTATGTGTAGAGCGGCACAAATGCCAGCCTCTACATTGGGAATGGTAGAAATACCATACTTTGGTCGTAAGATTAAAATAGCTGGGGATCGTACATTCGCAGAATGGACTGTAACTATTATGAATGATGAAGATTTTATCATCCGTAATGCAGTTGAAGAATGGAGCAACAATATCAATTCTCATTTGGGAAATGTGAGATCTTTTGGTACTGCATCACCGACCCAGTACAAAGCTAATGCGGAAATTACTCACTTTGGTAAGACAGGTCTTCCACTGAGAACGTATACCTTTTCAGGTTTATTTCCAACAGAGGTATCCCCTATTGACCTAGACTGGAATATAACGGATACTTTAGAAGAGTTTACAGTTACATTCCAATATGATTATTGGGAGGTTAGTGGTCTGACCGGCAATGCTGGTGGTAATTAATATAATATTTAAAAGGTGAAATTGATATGGCAGAGTTATTTGGATTTGAGTTCAAAAGAAAAGGTGTAAAACAAGAAGAAGATATAGGTTCTTTTGCGCCAAAAATCGACGATGAAGGTTCCGTAACAGTTGCCGAAGGCGGTGCTTACGGAACCTATGTTGATCTTGAAGGCTCGACTCGAACTGAATCTGAGTTAATCACAAGATATAGACGCATGGCTTTACAGCCCGAATGTGAATTGGCCATTGATGATATCGTCAATGAAACAATAGTCCATGGTGTAGACCATAGAATTTTAGACATTAACCTAGATAGTGTGCACACATCTCCTAAAATTAAGAACGTTCTTCGAGAGCAGTTTGACGAGTGCTTGAAACTTTTAGACTTTAATAATAAAGGATATGAAGTATTCAGACATTGGTACATCGATGGTCGTTTATACTATCATGTAGTTATTGATGGTAGCCGTCCTTCAGATGGTGTTCAAGAATTACGTTATATTGATCCAAGGAAGATCAAAAAAATAAGAACAGTTAAAAAGGATCGAGTTGGGAACCAAATGGGCGGACCTGGCGCTGTTACTATTCAGAAGACTAAGGACGTATATTTCATTTATAATGAGAAAGGCTTCACAGGGTATCCTGGTGGATCTCCTTCAGCAGCTTCCGGAGAACAAGGCGTTAAGATTGCACGAGATTCAATTATTAATGTTACCTCGGGGTTGATGAGTGAAGATAATAGAATAGTATTAGGTCATTTACATAAGGCAATCAAGCCATTAAATCAATTACGTATCTTGGAAGATGCTTCTGTTATCTATAGGATAGCAAGAGCTCCAGAACGTCGTATCTTTTATATTGATGTTGGTAATCTTCCTAAGATGAAAGCAGAACAATATCTAAGAGACATGATGACTAAACATAAGAACCGGTTAGTCTATAATGCATCTACTGGTGAGATAAGAGACGATCGTAAATTTATGACCATGCTCGAAGATTATTGGTTACCTCGTAGAGATGGTGGAAGAGGAACAGAAATCACTACATTGCCAGGTGGTCAAAATCTTGGTGAGATGGATGATGTAACATACTTCCAGAAGAAATTATACAGATCTTTGAACGTTCCTGTATCGAGATTAGAACCAGAAAATGGTTTCTCTCTTGGTAGAAGTGCTGAGATTAGTAGAGACGAATTAAAATTTCAGAAGTTTATTAGTAGATCACGTATGCGTTTCTCACAGCTGTTCGAGAAGGTAATGGAGAAACAGCTAGTACTTAAACAAATTATGTCTCTTGAAGAATATAATGAGATTAAAGATTTTATTCGTTACGATTTCATGGAAGATAATCATTTCACGGAACTCAAAGAGAACGAGATAATGAATGAAAGAATTAATGGATTGGGGTCACTTGATCCTTATATAGGCAGATACTTCTCACAACGCTGGGCTCGTAAGAATATTCTCCGTATGACTGATGAAGAGATGGAACAAATGGATAAGGAAATAGCTGAAGAACAGGCCGCTGGGACTGTC